ACTCATCTTAGGTCCGTCACCATGCGTAAATCCCATTACAGTGTTACCGTACTGTACGTATTGACGCATACTTAGGTTTGACGTTACCTTAACATCTGTAGCTTCTCTATAATATCCCTGTAGGAATAATAGTAAAGAGTTACTAAGCACTCTGTCATGGTTACCTGCCGCCATAGGAACTTCTACGGGAGCAACCTGTCTCAACATGTCAATGAACTTAATCATCAGGTAGCTTCCTTCAAACATAATTTGAACAAGCGTACCGTCACAATCTTGCGGGGTTCCATTTGTAGTGGTTCCTCGGACTGTGTCAAAATGGAAGTAATCGCTGCCTACAGGCACAATAAACTTCTCAATAGGGTAATGGTTAACTTCACCTAATAAATCCTCTGTATGCTCAAGTAAAAGCCTCTCAGCTATCTCCCTGTTATACGTCTCACCTACTTCTTTCTTCCAACCGTATTTACCAAAGTGCAGATCAAAGGGAGATATAACACATGCATACTCGCCTTCTTTCTGAGAAAGGTTAATTGTTGGTGTAGCTTTTAAAGCATCCTGATGACTTTCAAAGTAATCAGTAAAAGGATTTAAAGCCCCCAGTTTAAGTTCTCTCCATTTACGTGCATCCTTCTCTAGACTCTGAAGCTTTTGCTTTTCGAACTTCTGCTCCAATGCAAACTTCTTGCCTTGTACCAGCTCGCTTAGCAAATCCTCTTCAGAACGTTCTACCAACTCTTCGTCAGTAAAAGGTTCGCTATCATGAGTCCACGATAGTATGCGACGTATTTTATCAAATAAAGAACGTGATAGCTTAAATGCTCTACATATCTGGTTAATAGAATTAGGGCTACCGTCCCAATTGCTATACCTTCTTTTTAACTCTCGTACCTTGTCTCCTGCAAAGGATAAAGGTTTGTTGTATCCAGGAATGAAAAAGATGTATAAATCTTTATCCGCCTGATATACATAACTCTTATCGTACTCCAAGTCTTCTGCAGTAGGCTGAGGCTTCTCTTCCTCTAATTCACCCGCTCTGTACTTGTCTATGTACCTTCTTACTGTATTAAATGATACTGCTACATCTGTCTCTTCTAGAATCTTTCCCGCAAGACTACGCACTGAAGCGTCTGGGTTTGCGGAACAATACTGCTTAACTACTGATTTTATGTCCATGCTTAGGTAATTTTGTTCCCTAATATAACTAAAATCTTGTAACTATCTAGTTACCCGAATGTTAGTTACGATCAATATAAGCCAGTCTCGCTCTAATGTAGACCAACTTGTTCTCAATCGCTTGTGTACACAAATCGTAGTTAAGACGCTTTACTAGCTTCTTTCCTAACGACAATGCTTCTGTTTCCAGATCTAGCTTTTCGGCAGCCGTAGATGTATAATTTTTCTTTTTATATACCTTACCCATTAGCAGCCGCAATCACAGTTACAGAAATCATCCTCACACAAATGCTCTAGTGCAGTTAACTTTTCAGTTAGATCCGCCCAAGCCTCATATTTAAAGTCTAGTTTAGCACCCTCTTTGACTGCCAACAGCTTTTCAACTAATCGCTTAACCTCATCTCCTGTACAAGAGTCGCAACATGTCTTAAACATGTAGCCATCTATCTTCTTGTAAAGACAGTCATCAATAGTTGTAAATAGTAGGAAGTCTTCGTCTAGAGTGTCAGAATCCGAAGTGTACACTACATTGTACTTACCTGGAGGAAACTTGCTCCATGGTAGTTCTGTAAGAGTGTCAGAACCCTTCTCAATAGTTACATCAGAAGAGTCGTTGAGATCCTCGATAGTAAAATCAATCTCAGCACCTGGATCATCTACATCAAAGTCTGCAAGTGCTACAAGATCATTAATAGTAATTTCTACATCATCCGGAGCAGTGATTACTAGAGTAGCATCAGCCGCAGCAGGATCTGGGTATGGAGCCGTAAACTTTACGGTAGTAGAAGGATTAATGTCAAATGTAAAAAATGCAGCCATGATTAGAGTTTAAGTTAAGAATAAGAGGAGAGCACTCATGCACTCTCCTCAATATCCTAAATATTAGTCTTGGTATGCTGTCAAAGCATCGTACAAGTCTGCAGTACCACCGTTTGATAGTAGTGTTGCATCATCCTTGATAGCAAAGATGAGTTTGATGTACTCGCCTTTTTGAGCAGACATTCCGTCTTTAGACGCCGCCTTAGTAACTGCCTCACATACTACGATGTCGTAGTTGTTAGCAGATTTTACTGGGCTAGTAGGACGTACTACTGGGTAACCTACACGGTTAGTGATACCATCGTATCCAGCGTACTGGTCGTACAATGCAGTTACATCAGTAGCCTCACCTACAGAAGGAGACATGTTAGTAGTGTAAGAAATGCTAGAACCTTCAGCACCTGCCAAACGGAAAGAACTGTTGATTGGAGCAGTTACAGTAATAACCTCACCAGATACAGAAGCAGAGAATCCTTCGAATTCGCTATCTGCTTTTGCAAACTCAGTGTCCATCAATGCTTCGATAGCCGCAGCATCGTCGCCCTCGAAAGACATAACTGGAAGATTCATAGTACCTAGAGTAGTGTTAATGATTTTAACATACTCAGTAGTAGAAGCTGCTACACCTGATAAATCAATAGTAGCTACTTGTGCAGTACCTGCTGCGTAATCCATTTTGGTTACACGTACGATTTCTGTAGGATCTAGATCTACAGAAGAACGCCCATTGGCGAAGAATGAAATAGTGCCATTAACAGCATCAGTAATACTTGAAGAAGTATAAGCTGCTGGCGCTGCGCCGTCAACTGCTACCTTAAGGTCAGCATCGGCGTTAATAACAAAAACTTGTGTTGCCATTTTAAAAATTATTTATAGAATTTGTAAATCTAATTAATCAGATTGCGCTTCTTCTGCCGAGTTACCTTGGTAACGTGGAGATTCTATAATTTCTAAAATGTGCTTGACTGTCATATCCACTATTTCATGGTGGGTATGCTCTGCTAATTCGCAATCTTGACTCGAAGATAAGTCAATTTTTTCGGGCTTCCGAATGTAGTCTAGCTCTACACCTTTTAATATAAACTTTTTAGTTTGAAAGATCGTAATCTCTTCAGACGTAATTGAGGCTACAGGTGTAGTAGGAAGTGACTTTGCAAACGGATTCCGAAGCATTTCATAAAGCTTGTCCTGCTCCACAACGCGTGCGGGCACCTTGTTTAAGACCGAACTATCGCAATGCGAGGGAGTCAGGCGAGCTCTAAGATTTATAAGATACAAATAGTCAACGGGCAAATCATAGCGCTGATACTCTACACTTGTATCGCCGGTATTTGTATCTACAAAGTCTACCTCTAAGATGACCCTTATATCATCGAGGCGTTTTTGATTTAAAGAAAAGCCCAGCCTTTTAGGGTCAGAAGTCTTGAAGACTCTATCCTTAATAAAACGCTCTTGCATTTTGTTTAGGAAGAAGTCAATCTCCTCTTCTAAAAAGGTGTCATAGACATAGGACCCCACTTTCTGGAGTCCCTGGTCTATGGCGTAGTGCATTTCTTGTACGGTCATTATTCAGCAAATTGTTGTACTCTAGCTTTAAGAGTAGTGAGTGTCGAACTATTTTTCTTGTCTTTCAAGAATAATACTACTTCTTCCATAGTATCACCAAGTTTCTCATCACCTAACAAATACGAGTTACCTACTTTACGAAGAACTTCTGTTGTCAGACATTCTTCAATAAATGCTTCTAGTTCTAATGTCTTACTTGTAGCAATGTTGTAGAAGTTTAGGGGAGCTTCTTCTACCATAGCTTCCAAGAAAAGTTCTTTCTCTCTGGTGTCCATCTTCTTTGGATCTTCCAAATGTAGACGTACTACCATGTCCATCTTCTTCTCGTTGTCTGTAAGCTTGATGAATTCTTTGTAAGCTTTCTTTCTGTACTCTAGCTCGTTGTAATCTTCTTCGAGTTCTAGAGCTTCATCGTAAACAAAGTATCTAAAGTTACGGCTTGTCTGCATAGTCTCTTCATCTTTAGCGACATGCGGGTGTGCCGTAGCAAACTTATACTTAACGTAATCCATCACGTTTAGAGGTTCACCACTCTCATCTGTACCAGCTTCTAGCTGTGTACCTTCGAGAGGCACCTCAATAGTCATATTCCGAAAATAACGCTTAACTTCTTTACCGAACGCTGGGTCCGATGCATCCACACCTAATATGTATGGTAAAAACTTCTTTTGCTCTGGAAAGGTCAGACCTGAATAAATATCACCTGTCTTGGTGAAAACACTGCCGATGCGTCTCTTGCTCTCAGCATATACGTGATCTGGAAGGTTTGTAGTATTCTCTCTACGCTTAATTGTAATTATTCTAGATGCCATCTTCTATGGGGTTTACTATATTAAAATGAGGTTTTGGGGGAGCGCCGAAGCAAACTCCCCCTCAAACCCCTAATCATTATGATTTCACACACTCAAGGTGTAAACAGTTCGTCGCACGACGGATGCTGATACCACACTCTTTCATGAAGTGTACAGAAGCACCATCAACGTCGTTAGCACGCAATGCGTTACCTTGGAATCCTGGAGGCACAGAAGCACCTGCAACAGCCCAACGTACTAGCTCACGTCCTTGACGAGTTACCATTGCTACGTTTTGCTCACCGTCGTATACGCTCATATCGAGGAAGATCATACGGTAAGACTCTAGTGGCAAACCAGTTACTGGGTGCTTGTCAGCGTTCAATGCACGAGCTCCGTGATCGAACAATGGCAAGTGACGTACAGTAATAGTGTGACCATCAATGTGCTTGTAGCTAGTGAAGAATCCACCCAACTGCAAGTTTGAACCAGAACCGCTAATGAAGCTAGCAGGATCAGTGTTCTTGATGTAAGAACCGCTAGAGATTTCGTCTTTCATAGCTTTGTCGAACTCTTCTAGACCACCCAAACCAGTGAACAATACGATGTTCATTTGAGCTGCGTCAGACGCACCGTACAAAGCATCACGAACTACGTTCTTCAACTTAGTAGCAGTCAAGTCAGAGTAAGTATCCACGTTAGGAATCTGCTCGATACAACCAGCACCTAGTGGAATTGGCTTACCGTTATCATCTTTCAAGTGGATCAAACCGTCAGAATCACGGTTGTACTTAGAGTACCAAAGAGAGTATTCAGTCTCTTCTTTCCAGCGTAGCATGTGCTGGTACTCTTCGAAATCGTACCACAACTTAGTTGTACGACCACCTACGTTCAACTCTACATTAACAACGCGGTCTGGCATGTTACCTTCGTAACGGTAAGACTTACGAATCAATGAGATTTGGTTACGCATTTTAGATGGTGCAACCCAGTTGCTCTCGTTACCACGAGATCCAGAGAATGCAGTTGGGGCGAACAATTGTACCCACTGCTTACCTACTACATCTGCACTTGCAACAGACTCAGAGCTGTCAGAAGTAACAAGTTGTAGTGTGTACTGCCATCCGTTTGCAGCCTCAACTGGATCTTCCATTACACGAGCTTGGATGCCCGAAGGAGATTCAATGATGTACTGCTTAACGAACCACTTCTCTGCAAAAGTTACTTTGAAACGAGAGTGAGATGCACCAGTACCAGTAAGTGCTGTTGCCATAACGCTCTTGTTCAAGCGACCCATTACAGGGTAATCGTACTCAATGTCATTGATGTACTTAACATTGTTTAGACCCTCAGTCAAGAATGAAAGCGGGAAACGTTTGTCTTCCTGACCCGCCAAGTGAGTCAATACTGGAGACAATTTATCAGGCTCCGTTAGGAGTGCGTTAGCCAACGAGTTCTCGTCGGTCATACCTTCAGCGTTGAAGGTATCCTGATACAGACGTAATTTTTTCAAATTATCAGCTGCCATGATTTATTATTTAAATTTAGTTATTAAAGCAAATCTTTTAAATCCGGTAGTTTTTGTGCTTTAGTATAACCCGGCTTGCTGCTCTTCAT